ATAACATAAAAGCAATACATTATACTAACGGTGGTCCTTGGTTTGACAAATACAAAGATGGAGAGTTATCAGAAGAGTGGTGGAACGTATACAACAGCTTGTAAAGAATAAATCAGTAATACTTGTTGGCAACTCTGTAGAGTTAATGCATCATGATCATGGTAAGTTTATAGACAGCCATGATATTGTTGTGCGCTTTGGTAGAGCTGTTGATACTATAGCTGATGATAAAACAAAACAACTAGGTAGTAAAACAAACATATGGGTTACTGGTCAGTTTAGAGCACCTGTTTGGATAAGGCGTAATGAGGAATTTACAAAAGGTAAATTTAAAGACGTTGAAATATTACTTAATAGATGTCGTGGTAATTTTTTACTTAAAGACTGGATATTAGAAGATCACCTACCAAAAGGTATGCCTTACACCCAGATGTGGTCAGACGCAGAGCTAGAATCGTTATGGAACGGTTTTGGTAATTCATTATACAGCTTAAAACTCAGGCCTTCAGCTGGGTTTCTAACAATACTATATTTTATTAGGGAAATTAAAACTCAAAAGAACTTGAGTATTATTGGCTTTGATTTCTTTCATAAGAGTGTAAAGAAAAGTACATACATGGCTAAGAACGTAAAGGATGGTAATGGTGAGTGTGATCCTCACAGTTGGCATTTACCTTTATACACTACAAAGCAGTCAGCTCATGATCGTATATTAGAAAACCAATATGTTAGTAAATTAGAGCGTGACGGTTTGCTTAAGTGGCACGCATTAAGTGATATGAAAAGAAATAAAGTTGAATATACTGGTTGGATGAAGGGTCAGAAGATAATAAGAAGTGTTGCTAAAAAAACGGCTGTGTCAAAAATCTAGCTATAACCTCAGCTATAACTTCAATAATCAACAATATTAATATCGGTAGTATATATTCCCACCAATCATATTTACCATTTTCGTTTAAATCAAAAAAGTTAAATTTCATTTTGCACCGCAAGGCTTGCCGTTGGCTATGTTAACCCAGTTTTCTTTTTGGAACCAGTCACGTAACGTAGCACCTTTTTTTCTAGCACCTTTAACATTAGACTTACTAGATCTTTTATATTTACCTTGAGCTGCAGCAGATCTCTTGGCACTAATTACTTTTTGCCTCTGCTCTTTACTCATGCTTTTATATTTCTTATATGGTAAACAAACTTTCTTTGTTCCACCACCTTTTACTTTACTTTTTGGCATTATACTTTGTCTTTAATGTGGTTATACATTGCTTCACCTATTTTCTCTCCAAATGTAGAGTCTGATTTATAGTGTGCTTTAGCTACATTTCTGCTGTATGAAATATCTTTACCAGCTTGTATAAAGTCTTTTGCAGCGTTAGGATGTTTATCTGCTAATAATTTACCTATCATAACACCTTGTGCTGAGTGACCTGATGGATATGAAGGTGTCTTCATACTGTTAAGCTCGTAGTGTTTTAAATCAATATCAATTTCTTCTGCAACTCTTTTAGGCCTAGGTCTTTTATAAAATCTTTTTAGTTCTAATATAGGTTTTGAACTTTGTTCTATTAAAGAATCAACTAGTTTCTTATCATGCGATACATTATTCTTCTTAGCAACACTATCAAATGTACCTGCTATATCATCTTTATCGTCAACAAATTTTTTGTTCATTGGTATTTTAGCAATTTCTTTTACCTCATTGTAAGTACCAAGTGATTTATTGCCAGGTGGTTTACTTCTTTTAAATTTACTTATATCAAAGTCTTTAAATAAACCTTTCATTTTTTTACGCAATTAGGTACACGCCTGCCACCCTTCTTTTTGAAGCCTACCTGCTTATAGCCAGTCCAACATTTAGGTTTTTTCTTGTAGTTAGTATTTTTCATTATTTTTTCTTTTTACCACTACCACCGTAGTTACCTGGACCACCAGCCTTAGTACATCTTACACCCCACCCTGAAGCATAAGCACTAGGCCATACTTTAAACTTACGTTTTGCTGCGGCTTTACACGCCGGACTAATTTTACCCATAATTATTTGTTTTTATAAGGAAACATTATATTCAAAGCTTCACGTCTACCTTCGCATCCGCAAGGTATATTTAAGCCGTTTGATACCCTGTCTACTACAGACTTAATACCAGTTTTGCTCGTGAACTTATGTATACTATCTCCTAGTCCTCTTGATTTCATATCTTAACATTTCCATCTACGTCTAGCAGCTTTACCCCTTTCACTGGTCCAGCTTTTTGATCTAGCGCAAAATGATTTTCTACGCTTAGCTGCTTTACTACCAGGTTTTACTTTACCTGTTACTGCTGTTTTTAATTTACTACCAGGGTTTTTCTTTCTATATTCTCTAACGCCTTTAGCTGTCATGCCAGCTCCTTCTTTAGTTGATCTAAAGTTACGTCCTTTACCCTTAGTAGTTTTTCTTATAGCCATTATAACTATTTAACTTTATTTATAAGTTCTTGTATTTCTTCTCTTGTAGCTTTAATTTCAAATGATATGTCAGCTGCAAATTGCCCTTTTACTTTACCATCTGCTCCTATAACTACAATAACAGGCACTGCTGTTATACTTTTTTTAACGCTCTCAGGTTGCTCTTCTAGCCAAGCGTATTGAAGCGTAGCGTTTTTAAGCCCTCTAATGTTATAGTTATTTCTATCGTTCCATTTGTAATTAAAATGAATTACTTTAACTCGCTCATTAGTGCTTGCTCGTTGTTGTGCGTTAGAAAAAAACCCACATAATATAAATAGTATTGTTATTAAATTTTTCATCTTTTATAAACTTTATCTTCTAGTTCTTTTATAGACTGTTTATTGTCTAGTATATCTTCTTTTAATACATCAGTAGATTTTTCGATCTGTATGATAGTAGATCTAACAAGTTCATCTTTTAATTGAAACTCCATTTTTTGTACAAACTCTTCACTGCCAAAGTTATCTATTTTGTTATTCAGATCTTGTATTTCTCCTTCCAACGTAAACCACATGCTAGCTAGTGATATTGCACCACCAACTAATATAGCTATAGTTTTAAGGTCTAATTTTACTTCTGTATCTTCACTGATTTTTTTTGCTGCCATTGTTGTTTTTGTGTTAGTTATTTTTTTTACCGCCACCTGTTGATGTTACTGGGTTTGTAGCAACAGGAGCACCAGCTCCACCAGTTGTATTACCACCATAGCTTTGTGATCCGCTTGGGCTACCCACCGTTATTGGTGCGTTGTTATTTATATTAGGATTTGGTGTTACGTGTCCATATGTGCCTCTAGCGTGACCGTGATATCTCCATCTGCTGTCATGGTATCTGTAATCATACCTATAATCATTATACGGGTTGTAATACCTATTATCTTGCCATCTTACAAAATCATATCCTACTACATTATATGTTCTCTGTGGTTGTATATCTTGTATTCTTATTTTCACAGTATCACCCATTTCAGTTAACGCTAGTACATGTGTAACCATTATTTGGTTACGTGGATACATCATAGATGAGCAACCACTTAGCATAGCAAATGCTAATATACTTATTAGTACTCCTATTGCTATTAATCTACCTGTATCTCTTTGTTTATCTGTCATGTTTAAAAGTTCAAAATGTAATGTAATATTAAAATTCCACAAAGCAAACTACCGTCTAAAAAGATTATTATTCTAACTACCTTATCTGCTGATTTTAAATTTTTCCAGTTAATCAACCTGCGTAGTTTGCGTATTGAGTTTTACCATCTTTCTTAAATGCAACTAAGCATCTGTTTCTGTTTTTATCTGGATTAACGTAACTTACGTGTACCCAGTTTGGGTTCGTGCTAGTGCCAAACTCCCAGATCATTTGATCAAACTGTAAATTTTTTCTTATATAGTTAAACATCTCAGCGTTAGTTTTGTGACCATACGTGTCATCGATATCAACCGCTTGCCCGTGACAATGTTGTGACTTGTTACTTCCGCCAATAGCTTTGTTTAACTCTGGTCCACGATAAAATGAATTTATCTTGATAGGACCACCTACCCACTCTCTAAGTGGCTCAAACACTTCTTCAGCTAACAACTTCATGTTAGCAAGATGTTGTTCAGTTGGTTTGTTTTCTAAACCTAATCTTAACGCTGTAACGCTATACGTGCCTTCACGAAGGCTTATGTGTTTACTAATCATTTAATTATCTTTTATATACTTTGTTTTCTAAATCGTTAACTTTATCTTCAAGTTTTTCTATTTCTTTTTCTAAGTATGTAACCTTTTGCTTTAACAATAAACCATCAGATGTTTCTTTTACCTCATATGCGGGTAGTTCTTTAGCTAGTTCTATTTCTTGCTTAAGGTTATTATAACCCATAGTACCAGATATAATAAAGCCTATAACGATCGCAATACTTTTTACGTCGACTTTAAAGTCAGGCTTTTTATCGCCATCAATATCAATACCAATTGTTTTATCGCCTAGTTCTTCGATTTGTTTCATTATGAAAGAGATTTAGTTGTTGTGTTTTGTGCTGCCATACTTTATAATTACTTGCTATTAGAATAAATTAACTCCGCCTTTCTTCTTTTTGTCTTTTTTTCTACGTTGACCTTCTATGCCTACATCCCATGTACTCCAGCCAAGAGCAAGTGCTATTCTTTGCCAAGCTTGGTTTTCTTTGTTAGTAGCTTCACGTAAATTATCAGTTATTCTTAACGCTCTATCGACTGGTAAGTTAATGGCAGCTGATGTCACGTTAGCCACAGCTTCATATGCTGGGTTATCTATATGAAAACCTCTTGACATTATTTCATCACTGTTAAATTTAACTGCCTGCGTAGCGCTGTATACTTTTCTAGTTTTACTACCAAGCGCTGGTGATAAGTTAACCGCTTCTAGTACCGTGTATGCGTGATCAGCTCTGTATCCTTTTTTGTTTTGATCTACAAATTCTAGTGCTACGTTCTTTAGCATAGCCGCTACAGCACCATAAATACCTGTACCTCTTAATATAGTATCAACCATACTATTTGCTATTCTAGCATATTTTTCTTTTTCTTTATCTTCATCATCGTCAAATGCTAAAGCAAATATAGCACTTTGTAACGATGTGAATATTAAGTTTTGTAAAGCACCATAGTAAATTATCTTAGATATATTAGTTTTAGCGTCACCTCTTTTGTTAGCTAAATCTAATGCAGCTTTCTTTATTATTCTTGTATATTGCATTGGTGTATTCTGAAAACTAAGTATCCATCTACCTATTTCACTAGCTTGTTGCTGTGATATCTTATCTGGTCTTGCTGATTGCTGTGCATCTTCAGATGTTTCTTGCATATCACTAAATGCTTTTGTTTCTGCTTCTTTTAAACTTAACCCTTGTTTTAAATATGTATCAACTCTATTTCTATAGAAACCTGCGCCACCCATACATATTGCAAAACTATCACCCATTTGTGTAGGCAAATAACCTTTACCAAGTATGTAAGCTATAATTGATTTAACTTTGTTTTTAGAGTTAGCGGCCTCATTTACTATTTCTGCTGCGTTAACATCTGTTTGTAGCCCTTGTCTTCTACTTTTTAAGAAGTCAGAGTTCCATATCATTGCAAAATCGTTAGCAAACTGCGGGAAGTTACCAACAGCTTTCATATATTTATAAGGGTTGTTA